AGAACTCGTCATCGGTGGGGGCATCGCTGCCGCCGCCGCTCTCGGTCAGGTTGGTGCAGCTGGTGTAGTAGTCGAACACATCCACAATGGTGGCGATCTGGCCTGCAAGGTAGCCGTTTCCCGTTGTGCCGGCAGTCATGCACTCGGCTGTCACATCGCCGTGGGTCTGCCCGGCTGCAATGTAGCGGTCCTCCACGGTAGCCCAGAACATATTCTGCCCATTGCTCACGCGCGTACCTTTCGGGATCAGCACAGCGCTGGTCTGCGCCTCGCTGATATTAAACCGCATCGTCACGGTGGAGGAGGTCGCGGCCGGGCGCGTATGCTGGTAGAACAACTCGCCCAGGGCATCAAGGTTCGCGCCCTCGGCGCGGCTCGGTATGTTCTGGTTTCCCGCATGGTTCAGATACACCCTTTCCTGCAAAATGATGCTTGCGACCCATGCAATAAAAATGCGTTCCGGGCTGCTGGGCTGGGCGCTGTGGCCGACAATAGCCTCATAGGCATCCACGAGCGCGGCCTCCAGCTTGGTCGTGTCGGTGTCCACGAACTGATACAAGGGGTTTCTACTCATCTCGGATATTCACCTCCACGGTTGGGATTAGATGCGCCGGGTCGTTCGGGTCAATCTCAAAGGTCGCCTGCACAAACTCGGCGCGGGGCTCGCCCTCCTCTATGGCTTCTTTGAGGTCTGCCACCATCAGTGTAGGGGCAACCGTAATCGGCTTGTCGATCCAGCTCCCCGTCAGGCCGATGCCCCGGTGCAGGGGTATGTCGCCCTTGCGGGTCTGGATGATGCACTTGATGTTCTGCAGCACGCTTGTTACGGTGTCGGTGCAGTTCAAAAGCAGTTCATCGTCCGGCAGGGCGCTCACAAGGTAACTCATTTTCAGCCCTCCTTACTGCGCCAGATATTCCATCAAGGTCACACTGACGGTGCAGTGCGTCCATGTTCCGTCCTTGTCGGTGTGCTTCATCTTGATGGCCATACTCTTGATTACCCAGCGCCATTTCCCGTACACGGTCCGGCCCAGCACCATGGATACCGGCTGTCCGCTGCGGATGTAGCCCCACAGTATGTTGATGGCACTCTGCGGATACACGCCCAGATACTCGGACAACTCAATATCAAAGGTGAGCTGGTCGGGGTCCATGCCGGTGTACTCGAGGCAGGCACTGTTGTTGTGGCGCTGGTGGATGGCGTACCGGGTGGATGCGCTCTCCACAAAGTTGCTTACGGTCAACACCGTATCAGAGCTGACCTGAAAGATAAGGTCTCCAAGGCAGCCGACAATCATGTTTTAATCGCCCCCAGTATCACACCATCGCCGTTAAAGGTCGGCAGATACAGGCACGCCACGGTCTCATTGACCTTTGGCAGCCAGTAGTTCACCTTGGCCCCATGACTGTGGGCGGTTTCATAGCTGGTATGCACCTTGCCCTCACTGTCTGTCCATGTGGTCGGCGTTTTGGTGGTATTTTTCACTGTGCAGTCACCGTCAACATCGTGGTCGTGCTTGCCGGCAGTGGCAACTGTAACAATTTCCCCGGTTCGCTGCAAAACAGGCAGCCAGCCGGATACGATGTTCTCGTCCTTGAAAATGACGCGGGCGGCCAGATTGGCCTTATCGACAGCCGACACGGTGCCGATACGCAGTCTGGTTACTTCATCAGCCATCAATATCCCTCCAGTATCCTGCGGCCTGTAACGGTTGTTGTAAAGCCGTTTTCGTTGATTGTGTGCTTTGCCTGTGTGCAGATATAGCGTCCATCCCAAAAGCCGTAGCCTTTGACACGGATACCCACACCGGCCACATACCAAACATGGCCTGTGTGGGTAAACTGTACTGTCTTAGAAAATTTGTTGTGCAGCCGAAGGTGCTTTTCAGCCATCGTTTTGGCTTCGGCCACACTGCCGACCTTGGCGTAGAGTTCCAACTGCTGGTTAGTCTTGGCGTCCTCGTCATAGTCTTCGGTGTAGGCCGTGTACTCAATGCAGGCACCTGTGGCGGGCTCAACATAGCTCACACGGCAGCTGGCGTACTTGGTGTCGGCAGTCTTGGTGTCCAACTTCCACTTGGTAAAGCTGGTATCGCGGTAATCCGCCTCAATCACAACAGGCCGCTGCTCGTAGTCGCTCTGGTCGTAGATGACCAGCTTGCCCTTGGTAGCCTTGATATTCAGCCCCGCATTGGTGCAGAGCCGCTGCAAAAAGGTGATGTCGCTGGTCTTGCTTTGCTCCACGCGGTCATAAAAGGGGTCGTTCGGCGTATCGAAGAAATATCCCATGCCGTTCGCCCCTGCAATTTCTGCAAGGATTGCGGACAGGCTGTAATTTTCCCACGCCTTGGATTTTTTGGTCTGGCGTATCTGGCTCGTAAACGGCAGGCTGCATGCCTTGATGGTCACCGTGTTCGGCGGGCCGGACAACGAGACGGAATCAAGCTCAAATTCGCCGCAGTCGAGGAACTCCTCCACATCGTAGCCGTTCCAGTAGTTTATCCAGATCTTGGCACGGATTTTCAAGGCATCCCCGGCAGCGGCGTTCACCATTTCGTTCAGCCAGCTTTTCATCCAGATTTTATCGCGGTCCTGCAAAGTGACCTGCAAATCATCGGATACGCCGTCATCGTTGTCGGTGTAGGTCGCGGTCAAAAAATACGGCGCTATATCATCGCTGATATTCACGCCGTCAAACCACATCAGCAACTTGCTGCGGCGGGCTAAAACGCTCATGCGTCCACCTTCTTCCACGGCACCATTCCGGTCGGCTGCTCGCTTTCCGTTTTGGCTTCGGGCAGGGTCAGTACGACCCCTGCCGGGAAAATGTAGGTGTGCAGATACTGCTGGTTCAGCGCCATCAGCTGGTCGGTGGCAGCTACATTGCCAAAGATTTTATAGGCGATGGAATCCCACATATCGCCCTGTACAGTCGTATAGGTCATTAGCTGAAATTCATCCTTTCCTCGTCATCTCTGGCGCTCTGCACAACATCCAGTATCATCTGGCGCATATCCTCAACGCTCTGGTTCAGTGCGCTGCGCAGCTGCTGGCTGTCCTGCATGCCGCTGATCTGGAATACCGGCGAAAGGCTCATGGGCTGCAACTGGGTTGTGGTGCTGCTTTTGGCGCTCTCAGCCTGTACCGCCTCGGCGGCTGGCTTGGCGTTCTGGGCGGCAAAGCTGCCCATCGCATCCACGGCCCGCGGGCTGATAACAGCGGTATAGTCGGCCAGCATTGCGTCAGCTTCAGCGGCATGGTTCATCTCGGCGGCAGACAAGCCGTTTTCTGGCGTTTGCCCATCAAGTGGTATGTCTACCTTATCAGCCTCGGCAGGGGCAAAAGCAGCCGCCTCAGCGGCGGGCTGGGCAGCACTTGCCGGGTAGGCGTCCTCTGCCTGCACAGTCTCGGCGTACTGCATACCATTTTCGGGAATTCCCGAAAATGGTTCAGCCGCGCTCACAGTGTCAGGTACATCGGTTGCCACGGCGGCGGAGACAGGTTCCTGCGCCGCCTCGACCTCTTGGGGTATGTCTACCTTGGGTTGGTTCACAGCTGGCGCGGAGACCGCCTCTGCGGGCCCATCAGCCGTCTGTGGCATCACTCGCGCGGTTGTGGCAGGGGTCTGGGCTGCTCTGGTGTCGTTCCGTATGCCCTCGTGGGGGTTGACGGCGGCGCTCTCGGCAGCCTGCGCCGTTTCTTTCGGGGCAGGCGCTTCGGCATTCTCAGCGCGGGTATCGGTGTAGCGGTCATCCAGTGCGGGCAGCACATCCTTGGTCTGGGCGGCATTCAGAACGCCCTCGCCGCCCTGCATGTAGACGATTTCCGGCCCGTACTCGCCAACCAGCGTCCAGCCGGGTTCGGCATTGCGCGTACCTGTGGCCTGTGCGCCGGTTTTCTGGACGCGTCCGCTGGTGTTGGCTTTGTCCAGCTTGCTTTGCAGGGCATTGGCCGCAGCCGTGCCAATCTTCGCATAGGCGGTCTGCACATCGGGCAGCATATTGGATGCACTGTCGATGAATGCCTGCACCGTGGCCTTGCCGTTTTTTGCAGCCTCGGCACTCATGTCCAGTTCATCTACGGTGTCACCGGCCTTTTGAGCCAGTTCATCCATTTTGTCGCTGAAATCTGTGGTCAAATCGGCAAGCGCACCGCTGGCATCTTTCTGTGCCTGCTGCAGATCCTGCCAGTTCTTCACCATCGTTTCCAGCTTGCCGCCGCCATCCTGGGCCGCCTGGGCCATACCGGCGATAGCGTCCACAGATTCCTTACTGCCATCGGCGAAGCTGGCTACCATATCACTCAAGCCCTCTATGCTCCCGGCTTTTTCGCGCAGGGTATCAAGGTTGGTGTTATAGTCCTGCCAGTAGGTGGTCTGGCTTTCAAGGTTTTTGTTCAGTGCGTCCACGCTGGTGGCGCTCACGCTGGATGCCTTATCCCAAATCTCGTACTGGCCGCCGATGGATTTCTCGGCAGCATCATAGGCGGTGTTGTAGGCTTCAACCAGCTTTTGGGCTTCGCCTGTCACATCGCTGATGGCCTGTCCGAGCTCAGCCGCGCCCTCGGATGCAGAGCTTGTGGCCCCGGACTGGGCGGCCTCCAGATTCTCGTAGGCGGTCTGCGCGTCTTCAATGGCCTGCTGGGCCTCGCCCTGTTTGGTGATGCCATCGTCAACGGCCTGCTGGTAGACCTTTTCGTTTTCGGCGGCCTCCAGCTGCTGGTTGGAATATTCCTCGTAGCTGTCGCGCAGGTCCATAACCTCGTCAGCGATCTCGGGGTCAAGGTGAACACCCGCAATGGCACTCACGCTGCCGTAGGTTTTCTGGAATTCGTCATCCGTCATGCCCAGGGTGGACAGCAGCTTTTGATAGGTCTCGTCCATGCCCTTGCTGGCGGCTTCGCCCTTGGTCTGTGCCTCGGTCAGCTTCAGCTGGTTCTGGTACAGCTCCTTGGTGACATCGTTGTACTGCTGCGACACATCGGACATGAACTCTTGGTAGGCCTGCGCCTTGGCGCTGTCCTGCCACGCCTTGGCATATCCGCGCAGCGCTGTGGTGCCGCCCTGTATCTCACCGGTGGTGGTATCAATATACCCGGCCAGATCGGGCATCAGGTCACACAGCAGCGTCAGCACATTGCGGTATTCCTGCTGGTCATCGGCGCTCAGCTTGGCATAGTCGCCCATTTCTTCCAGCTTGGTGATGTACAGATCCGCCGTGCTGGCAGTCGCCATTGTGGTTTCAGCGCTAGCCTGCATGACCGATTGCGCCTCTTCAAGAGAATCGGTTACGCCTCGTGCTTCAGCCGTAATGTCGCTTAGCTTTGGCGGCACTTCGCCTAGGGAATTGCTTGCATCATCAGAGGCGCTAACAAGAGTCACGATTGCGCCAGCGGCCAACGATACCCCTGCCACAGCAAGTGCTACCGGACCTAGTGATGCAGTAAATGTTGCCCCTAGAGCAGCCGTAGCGGCTTTTGCAATTCCAGCCGCCGCAGTATAGGCAGTAAGTCCTGTGGCTGCCGCACCAAGCACACCCACCGTGACGCTTACCCCTTTTACCACGGCAGGATTTTCTTTCACGAACTCAGTCATGCCTTGGAACATCTCATTTTCAGCATCTGCAGCTTCACGGACAACAGGCGTATATACATCTCCAACGGCGATTTTTAAGTTATTGAAAGAATTCTTTGCAGCTCCCAGCCTGGATTTAGTTGTGGCATATCTCTTGTTTGCTTCATTTGTCAGCGCAACATTCTCATCCCATGCTGTATTTGCCACATTTACAGCGCTTGTTAATGTATTGGCAGCCAAGGCAAGGGATTTCAGCATATTGCCTTGCCGTATTCCAGACAGCCCAAGATCATCGAGAACCAGTGTTGCACTTTCTCCCTGACTATCAAGCTCTCCCAGTCCAGAAATAAACGAAGTCAGTGCCGTAAGGGCATCGTTTTTCCAGGCATTAGAGAATTCTTCAGCGCTCATGCCTGCAATTCGGGCATATTCAGAAAGAGATTCATCTGCATTCGCAACGGCTTTTTCGATGGCGGAAAGCGTTTGCGTCATCGCAGTGCCTCCGGCTTCGGCCTCTATTCCTACGCTGGACATCGCTGCTGACAATGCTAGGATTTGAGGCTCTGTCAGGCCGGCAAGTTTCCCGCCGGATGCCAGCCTTGTGCCCATTTCTGTGATATCGGCCTCGGTGGTAGCAAAGTTATTGCCTAAATCTACAATTACCGATCCAAGTCTGGAATAGTTTTCGGGAAGGGTACCGGTTATATTCGAAAATTTTGCCAGTGATGTCGCCGCTTGCTCTGCAGAAAGGTTTGTAGATTCGCCTAGGTCGATCATCACCCGACTAAAATCCATAACATCCTGCGTGGCTATGCCGAGCTGCCCAGCGGACTCAGCGACCCCGGCGATCTCCTTTGTAGTAGCAGGTATGTCTGTAGCCATATCTTTTATGGCATCGTCTATAGCGGCAAGCTGCGCATCCGTTCCATCTACAGTCTTATACACACCGGTAACATCGCTCTCGTACTCAATAGAGGCTTCTCCGGCAGCTATATATGCATCCTTGATTTTGCCAAGGGCATCATAAATTTTTGTGGAGGCGTATGCCTGTGCAACGGATTCAATCGAAGAAACCCCAACACTTCCGAATTCTTCTGCGCTTTTGGTGGCAGCTATTTGCTTGGTTCGTAAATAGCTAAGTCTGTCGGATAGATTTGCGTTGGCCTCTCCAAGGCGCTCTGTGCTAATTCCAGCTGCAGAAAGCGATGCAGCAGTTTGAGACAGGCGCTCTTTTTGAGTAGCCAGCGCATTGCTGGTGTCACCAATGCGCTGCTCCAGCTTGGCGCTCTCGCGTTCAAGGGAAGTGGTCGGGCCGTTTGTCTCCTTGATTTCCTGCTGTAGCAACTGATACTGCTTGTTCAGATTGTCCAGCTTGACTTGGGTCTTTTCAACGGCGGCCTGCTGTTTGGTGTAGGCCGATATGTCAGCCTGCACACTCTGCAAACTGCGGATTTCCTTTTGCAGTTCGCTGGGGCCGCTCTTTGCTTTGGAAAATGTGGATGTATAGCTGCTGCCGAGCTTTGCATCCAACTGGAATAGCATTTCGTATTCTTTACGGCTTGCCACGGCAGCCTCCTTTATGGGTTATTGTTTGGTATTGTCCTTGTCAAACAGGCCGTTGTTGGCATCAATCCAGACCTGCAACTCGGCCAGTGTCATTGACAGCCAGTAATCCACGGGGGTGCAACAGTTCCGGGCCAGCATCATGCACTGCTTGCGCAGCCACAGGCAGTCCCGGTCTATTACATCTCCGTGCGCAGCAAAAAACTGCGCGCCTTATCGCGGATCGCGTTGAACTCTGCAAACGGTGCAGCAACAATCGTGTCATAGTCGATTTTCTCCTTGCTGGCGCGGCAGACCATGCGCATCAGGAAACTGGTGTCGTACACCGGCACAATGGGCACACGCCCTTCGCGCTCGCGCACCTCACGGTCAATCGCCATGAAGTCGCGCCCCGTCAAGCTGCCGAAATCAAGCGTCAGCTGTTCGTAGGTCTTGTCCTCATAGGTGAACGGTTTCTTGAACACATGGGTATAAGTATCGGTGGCGGTTGCCGCCTCGGCCTGTGCAGCTTTCAGCTGCTTGTTGTCAATGGCGCTCATTTGCCAAACTCCTTTCATTCTTCAAAAAAACGCCCGGAGAGGGCTTCTCTCCGGGCATATCTAACTTGCCTGTAATTTGCTGACCAGCATGGGGTGTTGTCATAAATGTGTGAGCCATCTGTCACGCAACTACAGGCAGGGTCAGCGGATTTTGCCGGGCAAATTACTTGCCCAGGGCCTTACGGACATCGGCCAGGTAGTCGGTGCCATCGATCAGGCAGATAAAGTTCAGCGGGTCGATCTCGCGGACTTTCTTGCCGTCGATATAGGTGGCCCAGTAACGCACGGCGAACTCGCCGGTACCGTTCTCCGGGGTAGCCGGGGCAACAGTACCGGGGGTATGCGTCTTGGGGATAACCACCAGAATATGCTTGATGGCGCGAATCTGCACAGCGGCCGCAACAGGGTCTTCATCCTGCACAGCATAGCGCAGGTCGATGTTGTGGCGGCGGGGCTCGCTCAGGCGTACAGCCTGCTCGGTCATGGTGCGGTAGTTCAGCGTCATGCTCATGGCATCAAAGTGGCCCAGAATGACTGCATCGACATTGCCCGCGATGCCCGCACCGCTGATGCTCTGGGTCAGCGCGGTAAGGTTCGGCAGCGTG